CCGATCTCTTGGACTACATCAATAATTACTGGTAGTAATTGTTCAACAATAGGTAAAAGTTCTGCACCAAGTGTAGCTTTTAATTCTTTTATTTTTGCTTGTGCTTGTTTAGATTTAGTAGCAAAACTTTCCTGTTCTGCGTTTAAGTAACCTTGTGTAACTGCTGATTTTCTTGTAATTAGTTCTAATGTTGCTTGTGCTTTCTCTTGTTTTGTAAGTTCACTAGCAGCAGTTTTCCCGGTCATAGCAAATGCCTGTGTTTGTACTTCAGCTTCAGATATAGCGATACCATAGGTTTTAAGACTTTCACGTTCACCGAGGAGTGCTTTAGTCATAGCTTCTAATACTGGTTGTGTTCCACCTTGGACATTGTTGAAAGCTGCGACGTCCCCTGCTAATACAGATAAATCTTTAGAAAAATTAACACTAGCTTCAGCAGACATATCAATACCTTGTAGAACCATACCTGTTGTTTTAAGTAGATCCTGTAATTCAAATTCAGCTAATCCAGCTTTTTTACTAAAGTCTTCAATAAATGTACCGAACTCTGGTATTGCGTCCCCAAATGTAGCTTGAAATGCTGCTTCAGCTTCTTTAGCTTCTGAAGCCAAATCAACCATTTCTTTGCCAACAGTTCCTGCTGCAACACCAATAGCACCTAATCCTAATGCTGCTGTTTTACCAATAGCACTTGCAGCACTTCCTAAACCTTGTAATGCTTTCTGTCCTTTTGTTAATGACTTAACAAACTGATCTGTTTTACCAATTATTGCTATTGATACTTTTTTCTCAAATGCCATTATTTAATTGCCTTTACTAATGCGTCATACATTTTATCGTTATATGTTTCTAATATTTGATTTTGGTTTCTACTTATAGTTTTACCTACTACGTAACCTTGTTTGCCCAGTTTGGTAAATGAACTATCCCCACGATCTCTTGCGTTACCAATCCATTTTCTATATGGGAACTTAGCACCCGGTCTTGAATAAGGTAATCTACCTACTTCTGAAGCTGTTATAGCCCTAGTTTTACCACTTCTAGTTGGTACATATTGAAACCTACGACCAAACTCCATAGATAACGCACTTGGGTATCTATCGCTTGTTTTAATGTTTATCTTTGCTTCAGTTCGTGTACCAGAAGCAGTAAAACCCATAGCTGAACGATTTGCTTTAGGTACTGGTTGTTTACGACCAAGTGTACGGCTTTCTGCTAATTGTTCTTTGGCTATCTCTCTATGAAACTTTGATAACGTTTTAAGAACATCTTTTTTACCATATTGTCTTAATTCTTTAACAATTTCTATAACTTCTTTATTGTCTATTGCTAAATCGGTTTTTTTAAATGTTCTTGCCATATCACTTATCGTATTTCTTGTTTATAACCCTTACTAATGCGTCAAACATTTCCATATCAAGTTCTGCTATTTCTTGTGGATTTATTCCTGTTTCTATTGCTATTGCTGCAATTAAGTCTATAAACCCGGTTACGCTTTTAAATTATCACTTGATCCAGTAATGTCTAGTTCTTCAACTAAACCAATCCAAGTATCGTAATCTTCTGTAACGCCATTTCTTTTTGCACCAAGCCAAGCCAAATACAACAACCACTCATAACGTTGTTCTTCATTTAGCTTGGACACTGGTATATTAAATTTGCGTTCAAACTGTACAATATCAGCTGGTTTAATCTTTACTTCGTACTTCGTGCCGTCTTGCATTACGACGACCATATTACCCATTACGAAGTTGCCCTAGTAATTGTTCCAGAAGTTGGGAACGCAACGGACATAGTAGCAAGTTCACCAACTGCGTTAGCTACTGGTATGTGTTGATTTACAAGCACGTTTCCAGAATAACTTGGGTTAGTTGCACTTACTGCACCACTTGTTGGTTTTACAACAAATGATGTTGTAGTTCCAAGTAATGGGAATAATGTAGCGTCAACTTCTGAAGCTGCGAAATCTTGTTGAAACTCTATAGACAATGTGCCGTCTTTCAAACCACCTGTTCTAGCTTGAAACGTATCACCCATAGCTGTTGTAACGATTTCATCAGCTGTAATATCTAATGTAACACTTGAAACGTGGTCTGATAGATCAACGCTGTTCAAGGTAACACTAGCGTCTGTTAAAACAAATTTTGCCAATGTAAACTCCTTTCAGACTTAATTTTATAGTTTAGTAAAGAAGTTAAGTTGTGTGTGTTATTTAAAAAGAACAACCCACCAATACGGTGGGTTATCCTCAACTATAACGAAAGGAACAATATATGTCCTATGTTTGACACACCTAGTATATACCAAGTATGTCAAACTTAGTACATACTAAGTATGTCTAAGTTGGTATGTTAAATAACTTTAGTTTTGACTATATTGCTTACCTTATCTGTGTAATCTAAATCTAAGTTTTTATGATCTACGCAGTAGTCCATTTCTACTTTACTGAACCAAGTAGTACCAAATTTTTCACTACGGTATTGTTGTATCAGTTTTTCTACTGGTTTACCACAACCACCTTTAGCTTTACTATTGTTACTACCACCAAAAGCACATCTAACAATATCTTCTGGTCTAGGTAAGTTTTCTGGGTTTCCTTTGAAAGCCATTTTTTACTCCTTTTTTATAGTTGATACCATTATAGATAGTATTTTAATTTTGTGAAGTATTTATAAAGTTATTCTAATTCTTTAGTTGTTAAATACTTTAGCAACTTCAATCATCATATTTGTTTTCAACTTTTTTTCCCATTGTTCACTTTTATTTTTACAGCTACCACACGTATAATTTCTAGTGTTTGGTAAATATCTTTTTTCTTTATCCCAATATAGTTTTACCCATTGATCACCGTATTTAGATAATCTTTCGTCATCAATAGTTGCAACTATTGAATTACTGCATTGTTTTTTTACACCAATAGCACCAACACATTTCCATAGTTTAGGATTTTTTGACATAATATACTCCAATCTGTTTTGTACGTTTTTTTAATTATACCACATTAAGTGGCTTATCTCAAATTGGCTATTCTATGCCGATTGTTGCGTGTATAGAAAAACTTGGTGATGTTCCAGATATTGTGTAATTTAATCTAAAATAGTCATCAGTTATTGCACCTGCTGCACTTTGGTAATCAGCACCAATTGCAGTTATATCGCTAAAGGTTATTACATCAGTTGGACTTGTAAAACTAGCGTTGTCATCTGATTGTAATTTAAACGTTACTGTTGGTGTTGATGTACCACTAACAGCAGTACAATGTATAGCCACATATATTTTTTCTGTAGATCCAACTGCACCTAACTGAACCCCGGTTGAATTACCAGTAGCAGTTAATGCACCGTCTATTTCTATTTTGCCTTGAACCACTTCATCATCTGATTGCGATTTTGTAATACTAAATGGTGCTATTTCACCTACTGCACCAAACATTTGATAACTAAATAATCTTGATTTCATAAAGTAAGCTGTATTGCCTACACCTGCGTCTGGTACTGTTGTAACAATCAATTCGTTGCCTACAGAAGCACCAAGTAAAGCGTCTGGTTTATTTGCCCCAGCTTCATAAAAGCCGTCTAATTGTAATGTACTATCTTTAAGTCCACCTAGTCTTTCACGAAAACCACCACTATTAATTGTTGTAGCGTCTAGTTCTTCTGACATTATTTCTAGGTTTACGCTAGTTACGTGGTCTGATAAGTCGTAACCACCACTAAATACTTTACCGTCATTAAATACAAATTTAGCCATTTACTTCTTCCCACGCTTCGTTAATATTTGGTGTACTTTTATCATCTTTTTTAAATGTGCCGTCTTTTTTTCTAGCACGTCTTTTTTTAATAGTAATAGGTTCTATGTGTCCACCTTTTATTAATGACTTAGCAACATTTTCATCATCAATAGTTATTGTGTCGCCTTTTAGTTTATTCATAACTTTTTTATTGCCTATAATTTTATATTTAGCCATTATGATCCTTTCGTATAAACCTCTATTGTTAAGTTAGCACCTACACCGTCTATGCCGTTTAAATTAACATCTGCTGCGTAATTGCTAACATTTACAACCCTTGCGTCTGTATCGCTAAGTCCTAACGTTCTATTATTAAATATAACTTGTCTTACGCTTGATGAACCACTACCTGTAATAAAAGCGTCTAATTTATCTTGTGCTGTTCTACTATCTGCACGTTGAACAGCAACTAACATATCAAATGTATATAGATCAGTTCCCCTTTGCATAGCTAAATCAAACTGTATTTCTGTTGGTATAAAGATAGCAACCGGGAAGTTTATTGCGTTATCTGGAACTGTATCGTAACAACGTAATCCACTTATGTTGCCTACAGTTGTTTTTAAACCGTCCCTAATCTCGGCAAGTGTAGCCATTAAGAAACACCTAGAACTGTGCCTTTACGAAACGGTGCAATTAATCGTGTTATTTCTCTGTTTTGTTGAATATTGACTACGCCAAAATCACCAACACCAGCAACGCCTAGTGGTGCGTTTCGCATAGCAAATAGTTCACTAGCTAACATTAATGTAGCTTGTTTAATCTGATGTGGAACACTTGCATAACCCCAACGTGCTGTTATTTCTGCACGTGGTCTGTTACTTGAATAATCTAGTGGCCACTCGTGATTACCGTCTGAAATAAGTTCTACTATATAAAATGGATTGCCTGTAATACCACCGACTATGCCATTGATTGGTAATACTTGATAATCTGAACTTGCAACGGTTTCTTCGTATGTACCGTCATCATCATCATCATATTTAACAACTAACCCGGTAATTGTTGAAATGTCATCTACACGTAATCTGTATAGATCATCTGTAAAAAACTTACGTGCAGAAGTTGTAGCGTCTTGATAAAAATACCTGCCACAAAAAGCGTCTATTTGTCTACTAGCTGCATTTACTGCGTCATCAATTAAAGTATCATCTGCTGTATCGCTTGTAGGTATGCCAACAAACGTCTTTAATTCGTCCTGTGTACAGTAACCGTTAGTAATAGCCATAAGATATTATCTACCTTTCTTTCGGCCTTTACCTTTGCCACCTTTCATTTTTTTACCGTAATGTTTTGGCATTAAATCCTACTTGTCTTTTATAACTTTTTTTTCAGCTTTAGGTTTTTTATCTTTAGTTTCAATTTTACCACCAGCTGCTTTAATAGCTTTTTTAACTTCTTCAGCACGATCTGCCTTACCGTAAATTTCGTAATTCTTTAATTCTTTTTTAAGTGCTTCTATTAATTTTTCGTTTGCCATAATTCTTTCCCTAAGCAGTTTGGTGTATCTATTGCTAGACACACCAAGACTACTATTTTAATTAAAAGGTTGGTGTTACCAATCCTGTTCCACTCATCTTTGAAATACCAAGTGGGTATCTTCCAGAAGCAAAAGCAACATAACCATAAACAACCATTTTAGTTGTTAATGATCCTGCGTTTGTTTCTTCAAATTTAAGTTGGAATAAACTATCTTCAAATAAGATATGGTCATCAGCTTTAACTAAGTAAATTTGATCCTCGTTAGTACCTGCACCTGCGTTTGTTACAACGTTAGCGTCTGTAATAACTGGAATACCTAGTAATGAACCAACTATGTTTCCATATTTAGCTGCTTCACCAACACCTACTGCGTTGTCTGGGTTATTACCAGCTGGAACAACTAATGGACGGTTTGTACTGTCCACACCTGCTGTAATGAAACCCCAACGTCTTGGGTGCATAATAAATGCTGTTGGTGGTGCAAATCTATTTGAATTGATTTCTTGAACTTGATCTGCAAGTTTAGGATATAATTCGCCAACTGTTGGACTTGCGTCTGTATAGGTTGTTTCATTAACACCTGAAACTGAAGCAATACCTAATGGTTGTCCAGATGAACCAGAACCGTTAAGCATTAAGTTATCAAGTTTTGTGTAATAAGCTGCAACTAAGTCTTGGAATATAATGTTTTCCAATGAGAAACCCGGTTGTCCACCTCTTTCAAGTGCTTGTCTTGAAACGTCTTGCTGACCTGCAATAGTATCAACATTGACTGTTAATAAGGTGTCGTCCATATTTGTTTCTTGAACAGCTGAGTTTTCACTAGCTTGTTCTGCTGCTGCTGATCCAGTGGTAATTCTGGATATTTCAATTTTGTTACCAAACGCTGGTAAATCCTTTTTAGGAACAGCGTTATAAAATGCAGAACCAGCTCTTGCGATTGGTGCAAACTCATCTACTAAGTATTGAGGTACAACTAATCCTGTAAAAGCACCAGTTCCAACATCTCTAGCTTCAAAATCTTGGTGCTTGTTAAGTCTTTCTTGTGCTCTAAAGTCGCCTGATCTAGCTGCGTAAGCGTCTGCAATAAAAGAGTGGTCGCCACCCTTTCTATACAGATTTGGCTCGTTCACTTCTACAACAGCTTCTTTTTCGCCTAAGTCCTCGTCCTCAACACCAAGCAAATTTCTGCTTTCTTTAACTGCTTTCAAAGTTTCAGCAGCTTCTCTAGCTTCTTCAATCTTTTCGTTCATCTCTTTGATTTCAGCGTGTAGTTCGTTTGATCTAGCAAATTTGCTATCAAATTCTTCACCAGCTTCCATTTCATCAAGTTCTGAAACAAGACCGTCTAGTTCTGCTACTTTTGCTTCTCTAGCTTCAATTAATTTTTTCAATTTAATTTTCCTTGTGTTATTTTCTTATACTTCTGCGTAGAGTGTGGTAGTTAAGTGTGATACACGGCTATAACCACGGCTATACGTCTTTTAGCGAATACCGTCCCTTTCAAGTTTCATTTTTAATAAATCCACTTTAGGATTGCTTCGCTTTTTATCAACGTCATCACTTTCAGCGACTTGGTTAATAAAACTTTCTAAAATCTCTGTAGCTTGTTCGCCACTTCTTGCTTCAACTAATTCTTTGTGCAAGTTCTCTATATCTACACCACGAAGTTTTGCACCTGCCCACGGATTAGCTGGATATGTTACTACTGATACGTCAAATAATCTTGCTTCGTTTACTTCTCTGTTTTCACCGTTTTGGTCAAAATTATCTTTAATTGCTGCAAATGCAAATGACATTTCGTTTAAATCGCCACGCTTCATAGCACTTGCAACTTCTGCAACTGTTGGGTTTGATGGATCAAGTTCAGCACGTACAAATAAACCGTAATCATCTTCTTCTAGTTCTAATGTACCTGATGAAGTTCTTGCCAATGGAATACCGTCGTGATTAACTAAAAATCTAACATCATCTTGTTCTTTTAATGTTTTCTTAAATGCACCGGGTTTAATTGTTTCGTTATATTGTCCCCTACTATCACGAACACCGTAAGGTTTGTTAAATACTGAAGCATAACCAGTAAATAATAGCGTATCATTATCGTTGCTATTTCTTTCTTCTACTGCACTAAATGTAAAACTTCTATTTTCAGTTTTCTTATCCATTTCTTTAAGAATAGTGTTGCGTTTTTGTGTTTCTAGTGTTTGTGATATAGCAACTGGTCTATCAAACACTTCTAAATGTTGTGTACTCATTTTTTCTTCCTTTGCACTATAACGTGGGTGTTCTTTTGGTAATAAATCATTGTCTGATCTATAAGCTGGGTTTTGTGGTCTATCGTTCTTTAGTAAATAACTAAATGCACGTAACCTAGCTAGTCCCCACGCTTGACGACTAACACCCGGTCTATGACTTGTTGAGTATGCACCAAATCCACGTCTAACAACTGCTTTAGCTGTACCCATTTTTAATTTACGCCAATCTGTCATACCCTTAACTTCTTCATTATGTTTTTCAATGCGTCCTCTAATAGCTTTTTCTGTACTTTCGCTAAATTCAATGCCACCTTGTTTACCACTTGCAGAACCTTGTGGGTTTTCCTTACTTCCTGTAATTTGGTCGTTTTTTGGTGCTGGTGTACTTGGATCATTACGTGGTTCTAATTCACCCTCACTAACAAGTTGTGCAATCTTTCTATCTGCCCAATCTGCTGCTTTCATAGGTTCTGTCCACGGATTACTACCCCACAATAAAAATGCAACATCACTAGCTACCCAAGTATCTGGATCTTGTGGATTTGTTTTTTCTCTATCTAAATCGCTAATGTGTCTTTTATGCCACGCTGCAATACGTATGATTTTATCTATGCTAATTTGTTCG